AAAAGAACATAAAATTATTGATAACAACAAAAGAGCTTTGTTAAAATATGTATTTATTTCAGATGGAACTACTGAGGCTAACACTCTTTTAATTGACGCTTCTAATCTTAGATTTGCTTTGAATGCGAATGGATACATCATGTCATCAAATACGCATCCAAAAACAAACTATAGAACAACAATCAAGAGAATACATGGACTAGCAAAGTCTAACGGGTATATTTCTTTAAAGTGGCAAGGCGATACAAACTCTGAAATCGCAATCATTACCGATGGTAAGTTTGACTATGATTTTCAAAGTATGGGTGATGGTGCAGTAATTAACAATCCTGAAGCAAATGCTACAGGCGATATCATTATTTCTACAAATGCCAATAAAATTGGTGATGCTTTCACACTCTTTGTTGATCTTCGTAAAGATGGTCGTGATTATGATTCTGGACAAACAGCAGATCCTTACGCATTCAATAAGGTTACGTAATATGGAAAATTTAATACAGAACATATACAATAGAAATTTCAATGAAGCAGAAAACATTCTTGAAGAAAAAATTAATGATATTATAGCAATAAAACTTCATGAAATGAAGAAAGCTTGTGCTGCAAAAATGAATGAGCAAATGGGTCCAACAAGGGCTCAAAAGTTGCGTATGGATGTATTAGAAGAAGAACCTGATGACGGTGAAGAAAGTTCTATGGCAAGATCAGAACTAAATGCCATAGCAAAAGATGCCAAGTCAATTATGTCTAAAATAAAAGGTAATAAAGAACTTGAAGCTTGGACACAATCAAAGATTACCAAAGCTGCGGACTATTTGAATGCTGTATCAGACTATATGGATGACGAAGAAAAAGAAATTGATGAGGCAATTAATCCTGTAGAAGTAACTGGTGAAGCGCCTAAAACTGGTCAAAGAGTTAATCAAGTAGGTAAAGGCGACAGAGAAAATACTACAATTGTTCCTAAAAACAATTTAAAAGAAGATGAAACATTAGACGAAGCTCGCGTCAATATTGTGAAAGCTCGCATTCGTGGCGGTAAAATTCAACGCCGTAAGAAGACATCTAACGTTGCTGGTTATAGACTACAAGGTGGTCAACTAACTCGCATGACAGCAGCAGAACGTAGAAAACGTAAACTTGGCGCTAAGAGAGCCAAAATCAAGAGAAAATCAAAAATGTCTCGCACACTAATGAAGCGTAGACGCTCATTAATGAAGAGAAAGGCAATGGGACTATGAAACTCATTACAGAAGAAGTAACACAAGTAAGATATCTTGTGGAAGAAAATAAGAATGGTGGTAAAGATTACTTCATTGAAGGCGTATTCATGCAAGCTGAAAAGCAAAACAGAAACGGTCGTGTATATCCCTACGCTGTTCTAAACAAAGAAGTTGAACGTTATAATAGAGATTATGTAAACAAAAATCGTGCATTTGGTGAATTAGGTCATCCTGAAACGCCAGCTATCAATTTGGATCGTGTTAGTCACATGATCACAAAGCTATATCCAGATGGTAATAACATTATGGGTAAAGCAAAAATATTAGACACTCCTAATGGTAAAATAGTGAAGAGTTTATTAGATGGAGGTGCTTGCTTGGGAGTATCAACAAGAGGCGTAGGGTCTCTTAAGCCACAAAACGGCTATCAACTTGTCCAAGACGATTTCCATTTGGCCACGGCAGCCGATATTGTTGCTGATCCATCAGCACCAGATGCTTTCGTTAGAGGTATCATGGAAAATGAAGAATGGATTATGACAAATAAAGGATGGAAATCAGTCCATCATGATAGATCAAGAAAATTAATTAAAGAAGCAAAACAATCAGATATTGAAGACGTTGCTCTTAGAATTTTCAAAAGCTATATCTCAAAACTCTAATTTATATAAATAATTAAAACAAGGAGAAATCTAATATGTCAAAGTCACTAACAGAAGTAGCCAAGGCAGTCCTAATGAAGGAAGAAGCTGCTAATATGGCTTCTTTAAAACCAAATGGTGGAATTCGTCAAGGCGCTGCAGCAAATCCAATGAGCAATGATGCTCAGATGGTTGGTGATGCACCAAAAGCACCAGGAGAAGGTAGCAATGTAGGCGCTGCTGCTTCTGGTTCTGTAAAGAAAGACACAAGCAAGTCTTCACAATCAAATGTTTCTGCTGAAAAGTCAAAGAAGCAATCAGAAGTAATGGAAGAAGATGTTGAAATTGAAGAAGGCGTTGAATCAATGCCAAGTATGCCTGAAGATCAGCCAAAAAAGAGCCATAACGCAACAATAAAGAGTTCTAATCAAGACCGTCAGATGGAAGAAGAAATTGAAATCTCTGAAGAACTAGAATCTTTCATTGATTATTTGGTAGCTGAAGGTTATGACGAAGATCAAATTGCGGAAGCAATTGAAGAAAACTTTGAGTTCGTAACAGAAGATACTGAATCTGAAGAATCAGTAATGGAAGATTACGAAATTGATATGTCAGAAGACATGGAAGCACTATTTGCTGGCGAAGAACTATCAGAAGAATTTATGGAAAAAGCAAAGACAATCTTTGAAGCTGCTGTAAAGCATAAGCTAGAAGAAGAACTTGCTGTCCTAGAAGAAGCATTTGCTGCTACATTAGAAGAGCAGGTACAAGAAATTCAAGAGTCTCTAACAGAGAATGTTGATGACTACCTAAACTATGTTGTAGAGCAGTGGGTATCTGATAACGAAGTTGCTATTGAAGCAGGTCTTCGTACAGAACTTATGGAAGATTTTGTTTCTGGTATGCGTAATCTCTTCGCAGAGCATTACATTGACATTCCAGAAGAAAAAGTATCAGTTGTAGAAGAAATGGCTTCTAAGGTTGAAGAACTTGAAGATAAGTTGAATGAAGAAATTGAGCGTAATGTTGCTCTTAACAAGATGCTAAATGAAGCATATGTTAATGATGTTCTTGATTCTGCTTGCGAAGGACTAACAGCTACACAAGCTGAGAAGTTAAAGTCGCTTGCGGAAGGCATTGAATATGTCGATGCAAATGAATATGCACAGAAGGTGCAAACACTAAGAGAGAGCTACTTCACAAATTCAATAAGAACAGAAAATGTTCTTGACACTGTAGAAGTTTCTGATGGCAAGTCAATGATCTCAGAAGACTTATCTGGACCAATGGCTCACTATGTTAAAGCTCTCGGCAGAACACTTTCAAAGTAATAAATATTATAAATAATAGTAAGATTTTCAAAGGAGATAATCACATGTATCTTACAGAACAACTAGAAAATAAGTGGTCACCAGTACTTGACCACGCGGCCGCTGGCCAGATTAAGGATCCATACAAGCGTGCTGTTACTGCTCTTATCCTAGAAAACCAGGAAAAGGCAATGGCAGAAGAAGGTCGTGTTCTTAACGAAACAGCTCCAACAAACTCAGGTGGTGGTCTTGGTTCGGGCACAAACGTAGCATCATACGATCCAATTCTTATTTCTTTGGTTCGTCGTGCGCTTCCTAACCTAATCGCTTATGACATTGCAGGCGTTCAGCCAATGACAGGTCCAACAGGACTTATCTTTGCTATGCGCTCTAAGTATAAGACAATGGACGGTAACGAATCTTTCTTCAACGAAGCTAACGTTGCTTTCTCTGGCACAAACGCTCTTGGCGCTAACGGTAACGCTACAACTGGTTTTTCTAACACAAATCCAGTTCTAAACCTTGACGTAGCTGGTTCTTATGGCAACTCTCGCGGTATGTCAACAGCACAGGCTGAAGGTCTAGGCGATAACACAACAAACGCTTTTGCTGAAATGGCCTTCTCAATTGAAAAGGTAACAGTAACAGCACGTTCACGCGCTCTAAAGGCTGAATACACAATGGAACTCGCTCAGGATCTTAAGGCTGTTCACGGTCTAGATGCTGAAACAGAACTAGCAAACATTCTTTCAACAGAAATTCTTGCTGAAATCAATCGTGAAGTTGTAAGAACTGTTTACACATCTGCTGTTAAGGGTGCTGCTTACGGCACAACAACAGCTGGTACATTTGACCTTGACACAGATTCAAACGGCCGTTGGTCAGTTGAAAAGTTTAAGGGTCTTGTATTCCAGATTGAACGTGAATGCAACGCAATTGCCAAGGCTACTCGTCGTGGTAAGGGCAACATGCTCATCGTTTCTTCTGACGTTGCTTCTGCTCTTGCAATGGCTGGCGTTCTTGATTACACTCCTGCTCTTAACGTTAACTTAACAGTTGACGATACAGGCAATACATTTGCTGGTACAATGCACGGCCGCGTTAAGGTTTATATTGATCCATACTTTGGCGGTTCAGACAACGGCGACGAACTCTGCACAGTCGGTTATAAGGGTACTTCACCTTATGACGCTGGTCTATTCTACTGCCCATACGTACCTCTACAGATGGTGCGCGCTATCGGTCAAGACACATTCCAGCCAAAGATCGGCTTCAAGACACGTTACGGCATGGTAGCCAATCCATTTGCTCGCGGCCTTTCTGCAACTGACGCAGGTACGATCGGTGATCGTACTAACCAGTACTATCGTATCTTCCGCGTTCGCAATCTTACCTAATAGTAAGAGAACAGGGAAAGAACTTGGCGGGGGAAACCCCGCCTTTTTCTTTTTATAAATACATGAAAGGAGACTATAACTTATGACAAGAGAATCTAATCTAACAAGAATGCCTCAAAATACAAGTTTGTTGCAGTCAACAAAGTATACGTTTAGTTTTCCTAACTTACCTTTTTTAAATTACTTCGTGACTAATGTAAACATTCCAGGCATATCTACGAACGAAGTGACAATACCAACTCCTTTCTCTGAAACATATAGACACGGCGATAAAATCGTATTTGAACCTCTTGTAGTCAATATTCTTGTAGATGAAGACTTAAGAGCGTGGGAAGAAACTCATAATTGGCTTATATCTTTAACTTTTCCTAGAAGATTTGAAGAGTATGCGACAAATCAATCTAAACCTCAATTCAAAGACAAGTATTACGATTCAATTCTTACAGTAAATACAAACTCAAACTTATCAAACATGAGATTGAAATTTAGAAATTGTCATCCAACTTCATTGACAGGATTGCAGTTTAGCACAAATGATTCTGAATTAGAAAACATCACAGCAGCAGTAACTTTCAGATATGACTACTACGATATAGAAAGATTATAGTTGACAAAACTATAAAAATCGTCTATACTTACAATCATTTTTTTATGGAGTTGTGATGAAACCACCAGTAAATATTGACGTCTTGACTGAAGAGTGGATCAAGGATGCTGCATATGATGAAACTGAACCTCAAAAAGCGATAGCTAATATACCGAAACTTCATGCGAAGTATTTGCGTATTATGACGCATCATAATCTTACAGTCAAGAAACTTTTATCAGAATACAATTTCCAACGCAAGATCAAGTGGGAATACTATTCAGGTGATCTAAACAATCCAGAAGACCTTGAGAGATATAAGCTTGAACCTATGGTAAAGAAGGTACTTCGCGCAGACCTTCAACATTATCTTGATTCTGATCCTGAACTAAATAACATACTGCTAAAAAAAGTTATGCATGAAGAGATTGTTGAGTTCTGCAAATCTGTTTTAAAAGAACTAAACAACAGAACTTGGCAAATTAAATCATATATGGATTGGGAACGATTTATAGGTGGACAATAAGATCATTATAATAAATGAGAATGAAGCATTTGTGAAAGTTGTCTGTGAAGACGGTATTGCATATGAACTTCGTGAAGCATTTACATTTCAAGTTCCAGGTTATCAATTTACGCCACAATACAAAGCGAGATTATGGGACGGAAAAATACGTTTATTTGATATTCGTGCTAAACAACTATATCGAGGATTAGTTCCATATGTAGCTAAGTTTTGTGAAGAACGTAATTATGAATGGGAATATGAAAACGAAAGTTATGATGAAGAATTTTCTTTAGCAGAAGCTAACGAATTTGTAGAAAAACTAAGGGCAAAACATGCTCCAAGAGATTACCAGTTGGATGCATTCGTTCACGCAATTCGTACAAGGAGAGCTTTACTACTTAGCCCCACTGCAAGTGGTAAGTCTCTTATTATCTATCTTCTGGCTCGTTTTTTGGAACATAAAGGACTGAAACGAGGTTTGATTATCGTACCGACTGTTTCTCTGGTAGAACAGTTGACAAGCGATTTCAAAGATTATTCAGAAACGAATGGTTGGAACGTTAGCGATAACATACATAAAATCTATCAGGGTCAGGAAAAGAACACAGACAAGTTTCTGACCATCTCTACTTGGCAATCTATATACAAGATGCCAAAACAATGGTTCGCGCAATTCGATTTCGTTATCGGTGATGAAGCCCATCAGTTCAAAGCTAAATCTCTTATAGACATAATGACAGGACTGACAAATGCAAAATACAGAATTGGAACGACTGGTACTCTGGATGGAACAAAGACCCACAAACTGGTTCTTGAAGGACTTTTTGGATCAGTTCGTAAAGTTATCACAACCAAAGAACTCATGGATGCAAAGCACTTGGCTGAGTTCCAAATCAAGTGTCTTCTTCTTAGACATAATGAGTCTATCTGTCAAGCAGCAAAGAACTTTACCTATCAGCAGGAGATTGAATACCTTGTCCTTAACGATGCCAGAAATCGGTTCATCTCTAATCTTGCCGTCTCACTTGAAGGGAACACGCTCGTTCTCTTCCAGTACGTTGACAAGCACGGACGCATTCTACACAAACTCATTTCTGACAAAGTGGAAGTGGACAGAAAGGTATTCTTTGTAAGTGGAGAAACAGATGTTGACATACGCGAAGGGATTCGTAAGATCGTTGAACAGGAAACGCAGGCTATTATTGTTGCTAGTTTTGGTACTTTTAGCACTGGCATCAATATTAGAAATCTTCACAACATTATATTTGCTAGCCCATCTAAGTCTAGGATAAGAAACTTACAGTCTATTGGCCGTGGATTACGTAAGAGTGAAACAAAAGATTTCGCACAATTATTTGACATTGCGGATGATATGCGATACAAGAAACATGAGAACTACACACTAAAGCACTTTGCAGAACGTATTAAGATATACACGGAAGAAAAATTTGCGTTCAAAGTTTATAAGATTGAATTAAAAGGATAACATTATGGAAGATTACAAGCCAATAGTCTTAAGAATGATAACAGGAGA